CGAATGTAATACTACATTTTACAATGTGATTACACGTTAAAGTTCAAAAGCCATTAAAGACGGCTATCCAGTCTTTAATTCCCCCAACAAAAAAGGAGAACTGCATGGATGAAATCCTTCAGAAATTGCTAAACTCTGAGCTATTAAGCGAAGAGGCTAGAGCAGAAATCTCTACTCAATGGACCACAGCAATCGAACAGTATAAAACTACCGTTCGTGAAGATGTAACATTGACAGTAAGAGGTGAGATCGCCGAACAGTGGGCTAACGAACGCGACAGCTTAATTGAGAACGTCGAAACTTTCGTTGCTAAGAAACTTGAAGAAGAAATCGAAGAGCTTCGTCATGACATCGAACGCTTCCGTGACCTTGAGGCCGAATACGCCGAAAAGATCGTTGAAGAAAAGCATGCTATGGCAGAAACACTTTCAGAAGAACTTGACCAATTGGTTGACAAGATGGACGCATTCTTTGACCTTCGTTTGACCGAAGAGTTCAAGGAACTTCGTGAAGATCTTGAGATCGTTAAACAGAACGAATTTGGCCGTAAGATCTTCGAAGCATTCGCTACTGAATTCAATGGCTCTTATATCGACGAAGATTCAATTCAATCTAAGTTGCAAGCGGCCGTAGCTAAACTAGGCGACGCAGAATCCACAATCGCTAAGCTTGAAGAATCTCAAGCTAAGATGGTTCGTGAATCCAAACTAGAACAAATACTTGCTCCTCTTAATGGCAAGAAGCGTGAACAAATGTCCTTCGTTCTTCAGAACGTTGAAACATCACGTCTAGAGGAAGCATATAACCACTTCATCGGACGTGTTTTGAAGGAAGAGCAATCTCCTGCAGTACGCCAAGAAGCAGATGCTAAGGCTCTAACCGAGTCTGTTGTTGTAACAGGTGATGAGCAATCCGCTCCAACCAAAACCGTAGCTAGCGATAAATTTTCTCAATTGAGAAAACTTGCTGGCATGAACTCTTAATTAGTCCTAAGGAGAATTTCAATGGAACTATATGAAAACTGGCAAGAAACCAAAGATACCCTTCTTGAAGGATTATCTGAAAGCAAGAAGAGAATCTTAGCTCCGGTTCTTGAAAACCAAATGGCTCACTTGCAGGAAACTGCTGCTGCTGGTACAAACAGCGCTGGCGCAATCGGTAACTTCCAAAAGATCGTTATCCCTATGATTCGCCGTATTATCCCTGGCACAATTGCTACTGAACTTGTTGGTGTACAGCCAATGAGCGGTCCGGTTGGTCTTGTATACTCTATGCGTTTCTTGTTTGCTGAAGCAGCAGACGGTCCAGCTACTACTCCAAGTGGTCTTGATCAAGCTTTCGCACAAGCATCTGGCGATGAAATCTTTGGTAACAACTCTAAGACTCGTCGTTTCTACTCTTCTTCTGACGTTGCTGTTCCAGCAGGCGGTCCAGCTGGTGTTACATCTTCTGGTGTTGCATCTGCTACTTCTGACTACGAAGCATTCGGTGGTCGTGCTCTTACTCTTGAAGTATTGAAGCAAACTGTTACAGCTGGCTCACGCAAGTTGCAAGCACGTTGGACACCAGAAGCTATGCAAGATTTGAAGGCATCTCATGGTCTTGACCTTGAGTCCGAAATCACTGCATCTCTTTCTGCTGCTGTTGTTTCCGAAATTGACAATGAATTGATCAATGACCTTATCGCTCTTGCTGGTACTACAGCATCATTCGATATGGCTGGTTCTTTCACTGGTGTACCTAACTACATCGGCGATCGCCATGCTGTTCTTGGCGTTCTTATCAACAAGGTCGCTAACGAAATCGCTCGTAAGACACGTCGTGGTCCAGCTAACTGGATCGTAGTATCTCCACTTGTTGTTTCCGTTCTTCAATCTGCTGCTAAGTCTGTGTTCGCTCCAGCTGTTGCAGGTTCTTTCGACGGTCCAAACAACACTAAGCTTGTTGGTACTCTTAACGGTTCTATCAAGGTTTACACTTACATCTATCACGATACAGGCACTGAGCCAATCGTTATGGGTTTCAAGGGTGGCTCTGGTGAAATGGACAGCGGTTACTTCTACTGCCCATACGTTCCTCTTATGTCTTCTGGTGTTGTTGTTGATCCTAATACGTTCAACCCACACGTTTCCTTGATGACACGTTACGGTAAAGCTACCTTTACTTCTAGCTCAAC